ACGACCTTTACGAGCTTTACGCATAGTCTTCTCCATGGTTAGAAGGCGGCGACCTTTTGACGGGAAGGAAGCCACACCCGATTCCTGGGGGGAATTACCGACGAGTCTTACGACCGCGCTTTGATTTGTACATGTTTAACTCCAGAGTTACTTGCGAGCATAGTCCCGTTGACTGCGCCCACCTGAGGTTTTATACCCTGTTTGGCGGTATGTCAAGTTCGGTGTTTGCTCACCGCGAGAAAGTTCTTTTGTGCTGACTTTTGGTTGGTCAGCTTTGGGTGTTGCATTTTTGACGTTTGCCATTATCCCACCTGCTTAAGATCGGGTTTCCCCTTGGGTTTTTCCTGTTCAGCTTGCTTTTGTTGAGCTTGCTGCTCTTGTTGTTTTTCTTGTTTTGCTTCCATCTTTTTGAGACGGTCTTTAAGCAATTGTTTCATAGGAGGTTCGAGCAAGTCAAGCAAAGATTCTTTGTCAATAACTTGGGCTTTAAACAAATTAAAAGCGAGCTGGCGCAGGTCTTCCATGAAGATAGGCGAGTTAGAGTGAGCATCTACTTTTACTACGTAATCTTTTGTAAATTGCTCAGCAATAAACTTGTTTCCGTTAATGTCTGTAAAGTGAGTGTTGTCGTACACCTGCATGGCTTTCAAATACAAGGTAGCCAGTTTTTCCAAGCTGTCCTCAATAACCAGCGCCCGTTTCTTTGCGCGTGATGAACCCAAGCGAGCCAGTTGTGAGGCATGACCAGAAGATCGAACACCAGACTCGCCCTTGCCCTGCAACACAGACACAATGCCGGATGCCTCTTCAAACATAGAATCAATTTCACCAATCTCGCGGAACAAATCAGGCGGGATGGTTGGAGCCAGCTTCTCAACCTTGGCATTAGGCATGTCCGTTGCAAGCAAACCACCAGCGCGATTAAGTGCAAAATTCTTTTCGTCAAGAATGCCCGTAAAGCCAATGAGCGCGGTAGGAGGAGAGACTTGTTTGCTGAGCAGATCAAGAATCTCGGACATACGTTTGTTGCGTAGCTGCTGGAGGTATACCAAACGCTGAACCTCAGAGCCACCCCAGAAGTAGTCATACAGTGGGTTAGGAGCAATCTGCACAAATGGCAATTCTCCTTTCACAAACACAGACTCGCCTGGTCGGTCATAAATGATAATGTCAGGGTCTGCTTTTGTAACTACCTGATAATCTTTAATGTCATCATTCCACGCCCAGAGTTCTGTCATTTCTACCGTGTCTTCAGACACAGTAGCTTTGTAGCGATTGCCACCAGACAGATCAAGGTTGACATTACCGTACATCGTTGGATTGGATTGAGACAAAATAATTCTCTCAATACCGTTTGCAATCTCTGTGCGTTCGTGTTGCGTAGAAGTAACACGTTTAACAATAGCATCACGTTTAGGATGCGAGTACAGACGGGCGTAGAGTTCAGACTTGGTAATGTAATAGGTATGGACTATTGCTTCTTGTCTGTCCATATAGGGAGTATCTTCTCGCAACACGCCAATGCAAGAAGGCTCAACAAGGTAGGGATGCATACCGTTGTTGATAACCAATTTGACGAAACAAGAGTTGTAGCACAGTGCCCAGGTGGTTGCAGCAGAGAACACTTGGTCAGCGTTTGAGTTCATCCATTCATCATTAAGCGCACGGGTAAGCGTGGGCACTTTGATGTTTTCTTGCTCGTTGACCGCTGCTCCTAATTGAATGCTGAAGCGGGTTGTTTCTGCTGAATACAGGAACGAAGTGAGCTGGTCAATGTGGGGAAAGATTTTGTTGTAAAGAGCCGGAGGTTCATCCGGCCCATTCCCAAACAAATAGTAGCTACGCAAAGAACTGTAATCCACTTTTCGTTCTTCACGGGACACCAGACACTTTTGTATCAGGTCAAGGTAGAACCGTTCACGGTCTTCATCGTTGCTAGGTATTCTCATGGCTTACTTACCTGTAGGTTATCGGGGTCAGCCATGTAACTTGCCGGAGTTGGGCCGGTCAAATTACCCGCTGCTTTTGGGTTTATTCCAACAGATTCTCCATTAACAGACTTGAATTGTCCACCCATAACGGATTTCATGCTGATATTGCCTCCACCGCCCCAGATTGCATTGTCTCTTGGCGCGGGTTCTCTGTTTTGGGCTTGCATGGCCTCTGTAGCCTGTTCAAACTCTTTGTCAGAGAGCTTGTTGTTGCGCTTCATGTAACCGGTTTGGTGTTCACCCTCTTTGGTGCTCTTAATGTCGGTCATATCGTAGTCTATTGCCAATTGTTTGACGGTTTTGTCCGTTCTCTTGGTTTTATCCGACTTTATGCCCACTGGTTTAAGGTGAATGACAGAAATTGTGGCGTTGCAATGCTTCATAGGGCACTCAGGCTCCCATGCTTCAAATACACCGTGTGATTCGCAGTAATAGTCTCTTAGAATGCCCATAGTTACCCTCTTAGTGCTTCGTTAAGGTCAATTTCGCTGTAATCGTGCCGGTTGACCATACCCACACGCAGTTTTATGCCCTCAGATGTAACTTTTAGCCCCATGCCGTGCATGATGGCGGGTTCTGCAACCCGTCTGTAGTCCACATATCGGGTGTTGTCTTGCCGTTTCATTATCTTGACAGCCCCTGCTTTCCACTGCATGTAGGCTTTGTTAACCCTGCGCTGAACCATTTCTGACAATGGCTCTTTGTCATAGTAGAAAACATCCAACAACATGGTCTTGGATACCCCAGAAAGTTCTGCAAACAGGGCTACAGAGATGCCTCTGTCCTTGTCGTGGAGGAACTTTTTGATCTGACGCTTGAGTTCAGTCTTGCTTAAAGGTGTCACTTTGCTCTACCGTGGCTTTAAAGTAATGTTGTTGCCTGTCAGAGAAAGTTTCTAACGTCATCTTGTGTACGTAGTAACCCTCATCTTCAAACAGTTTGTGGATTCTGGCTCTGTCTTGTTCCCCATTTGGGGCATCTACAATGATTTCAAGCTCCATACATGCCAATCCTTTTCAAGTAATCGCTGACGTTGCGCCCGACACCCAACTGTTCGGGGGTGAATTCTTCTTGAGCTTTGCTGACCATGCGGGTTATCTTTTGGGCAATCAAGCGAGGTTGTACTTGCTCTGCGTAAGCCACGGCTGCCAGGGCTGATGCTATGACCCTATCGTCTTTGCCCCTACCAGGCGCTCCAATGAATCCAGACTCCCGCACAATGCCTTTCATTTCTTCCAGCGTGTCCATGCTCTTGATGCCCATCATCCCGCGCTCAAAGTAATCTTTCATGTACTGAAGCATTCTTTCTTTGCTGTTGGAGGTGGTGAGGTATCCAATGCTGTTGGAGAGGCCACCAAGGGTGTCATTACGCCTCCAAATGTAGTTTGTCATGCTACCTAGTACATCCATCAAGCCATGCCCTGTAGCGCCGCCCATAGCGGTAGCCAATCGTTTGAGGTTGCGTATCTCGTTGATGACGGCTTGCCCTGGGCCGTTGACCTCAAGGTTGAGAGTTGAGTTCTTGTAAGCGCCAGCCAAGTGCGCTATGACCCATGCAAACTGGTAGGTGTTCATCTCACTGGTTGCAAACTCTGCCACTTGATCTAAGCCGTCTGCATACACACGGTAAACCTGAATACAAAACCGGTCTGCCCAATCGCTTGACCCGTAAGCAGGGTCTGCGCCAATGACGTAGTAAGCCGTGTCTACAGGTTCCTCCCAAATCTTCAAGGTTCCCAAACGCTCTGTTGACCTGATGACTTCAGTGTCCTGGAAGAGCTGACCAAACACGTAGCGGTACATGTCTGGTTGTTCTTTTTTGGCGAGCTTGGCTGCATCTGTGCAGCGGCTGTTAGAAAAGAAAGATGTACCTGTCATCACAAAGGCATAGTCCTCTGTAGGCGGGAACTCTTGATACATCAAGCTCTCGTCCTTAATACCTTCGTGCATTTTCCATCGCCACCACGCCATCTGACGGGAGTTGACTTCATAGCCGTAGAGCTTCTTTATATCTTTGACCCATTCCTTCTCTTCACCCGACAGCTTTCCATCCCAATAGACTTTGTAGATGTTGCTCTGTGGGTCAACGGTGTAATACTCGTTACGCCACCAGCCGCAAAAGATGGCCTTCTGTGTACGTGCGCTCTTAGCCGTCTTGTACATGTCGTGAAAGATGTTGAAACCCTGCGCTGTACTCTCAAACATGTACAGGCGTTCAGGGTTACGCTCTGCAAGAGAAGCAATCAGGGAGGCTATGCCTTCTTCATTACCGTAGGAGGCGGTTTCCGTGCTGTGCAAATAAGTGATAGCTTTGCCTTGCCCCAGACGAGATTTATTGCCAGCAATCTGATAAAAGAGTCGGCTTCTGTTCTTGAGAACCATTTGATTTCGGTTGTGGGCCACCAGCGGAATCTTGTACTCTTTGGGTAGCCCTTCCATGTACATCGCAAGAGTAGACCGGAACATATCCCTGTTCTCCTCTGTATCTGCCACCAGTGTTCCCTGCCACCCAGGGTGCGTAAACTGCCAGTACAAGTCCAAGGCCAGTGAGATGGTTGTGATTCCAAGCTGCCGTCCTTTCAAGATAACAAAGAAGTGGATATTCTCATCCAGCCCTTTCTTAATCTCATTCATCACATACGTCTGAGTACCCAGAAGATTACCCATCTTCTTCAAGCCCTCCTCCTTCGTTTCAATCTTAAGTTCAGAGCAGAACTTGTAAAACCGATCTAAGTCAAAGTTCATTCACATTCCAATTTGCAATCGTCTCTGACACATCCCGACTACGGGCACAGTTAATTAACTCACGGTAAAAAATAGCAGAGTACTTGTCTTCCCACTCTCTTGCCAACACCCTCTTTGCCTTCGGGCTAATGCAAGACAGGGCGCGTTGCATTTCTCTCTTCAGACGCAATCGAGATTCGTATAACTGCATCTGCGTATCCTTGTCTGTACCCATAATTTATAGCCTCATTCACAACATTCACCGTGTTCATCTCTTGCTGCACTAACAAACTACTGAGGGTTACGCACATGCAGCGCAACTCATCCTCATCCAGCCATAACCAGTTAGTGACTATCACTCTTCATATCCCATAGCCTTAAACAAATAGAAATAACTATACTGCTCCCACTTCATATCACCAGACTCTTGCGCCCAGTAAAAAGAATTCTCTGCTTGCCAGAGCCAATACCTTAAATCTTCCCTCACGCCGTCCTCCATACCCTAATCACATCCCCCTCCGTCTTTGCCATAAACCTTAACCCTAACCGCCTACCAGCCCTGTAGTTAGCGTTCAACACCTTTGCCCTCGCCCCTACAGGCACAACAAACGAATCCCCTATGTCCATGTCCTCATAAGGATACGCATACACCACCCTCGCATCCGGCATCCCAATACCACGCTCTAACCCAATCTCTTGTATCGCCATATCTACCCCTCTACAGATAACCCAATACTACTATGAAAAAAAGACCTGTGCAACTTTCATCACACAGGTCAAACTTTTCAACTAGGAGAACGTCAGGCAACTACCCCTGACAATCACCACTCTACCAGAAAACATGAAATTTTTTATGGGGAGGGGGCTGTGGGGGGCACGCCCTACAGCAATATCAAACCCATCGCATGAGCCATTGTGCTTGCGTCTTGCGTGCTGTATCGCTGTCGGTGACCAGGCCCATTATTGAGCAGTGATGGTGAGCAGTGAGCAGCCATGATGAGCAGTCATGACAGGCCAACCAACCCCCTATGCAAAATTTGCATAACGTCTTGGGCGGAGGGTGACAGTCACACCTCAATTCGTTTTGATTGACAGACAGACTATGAGGTATATACAGACACACACATAGATTTAGATTTACAGTATAGAATATAGACTATATAGACAATACTTATGGCATAGATTTTGGCTATCGATGTAGGGTTTGCGATAGAAACAATTGTGTAGACATAATTGCAATGACTAGCGTTATAGACATATAATCTAATCACTGTCTAATGTCAGGCAGCACTTTTAAAGAGGTAAGTTACCATGTCACAAGTTTATCAAGATGTTACCGATTCAATTATCAAGCAGCTTGAAGCTGGTGCTATTCCCTGGGTTAAGCCCTGGAAAGCTGACAGCACAGCTGACAAGAACATCATTTCTCAGAAAGCCTACCAGGGTATCAATCGTTTGATTCTTGGTATGTCTAGCATGGCACAAGGGTTTGACAATCCAGCATGGGCTTCATACAAACAATGGGAATCATTGGGTGCTAATGTTCGCAAGGGTGAAAAGGGTACACGTATTGTGTTTTTTACCAAAGTAGAGAAAGAAAATAAGACTACTGGTGATGCTGAGTCTTATGCTGTACTCAAGGCTTACACCATCTTTAACGCTGCACAAATTGAGGGCTTGGACATTGTTGCCGCTGAGCCTTTACCCGTTGCTGAGTTCACTAATAATCAACTCGCTGAAGAACGTATTGTTAAGACTGGTGCTGCTATCAGCCATGGCGGTGATGCTGCTTTTTATGCACCTAGCGTTGATCGGATCCAGTTACCGCACAAAGCATCGTTTGATTGTGAATCGTCTTACTATGCAACAGCTTTTCACGAGTTGACACATTGGGCTGGTGCTGAGTCTAGGCTTGACCGTATCAAGGGTAAACGATTCGCTGATCCAGCTTATGCTTTTGAAGAGTTAGTCGCTGAGATGGGTGCTGCTTTCCTGTGTCAAGACCACGGCATTCAGGGTGAGTTACGTCATGCCGGGTACATTCAATCATGGTTGAAAGCCTGTCGGGATGATAACCGGGCCATCTTTAAAGCTGCTGCACTTGCACAAAAGGCGGCTGACTACATCAATTCACTGGATGCCACTGCAATAGCCCTTGCAGCTTGATTGATACCTACTAGGCTAGTGACAGTGGC